CATAAAACGGAGCTGTCATTCCCCTGCCGGGCAACATCAAGAGCCCAAATGGAGACAGTGTCCTCGTGGATCTTTACGTCGTTTTTCATGGCGTGATCAATTAAAGATACCGGGACAACTGTGTCACTCTCAGACGGAGGGAAATTTCCAAGCACGCGCACATGGTACGCCGGGCTATCTTCTCCGTAACGATTTTTCATGTCATTAATGAAGTCTTCGGATACGCGATTACTGTCAACGCAGGATACGTGCATAGTATGCCAATTTTCTTTCAGTCGATTGTGCGTATCATAAAAAAAGCCAGTATTCCGGGTGGGGTTTCCGGTCAATACGGTAGTCGAGTGAATGCCCGACATTGAACCGCTGGCCGCCTCGAAGACGCTCTCCGGGATGCCGCTGCTCTCATCAGCCAATAAAAGCGTGCTCGGTGAGTGCACCCCTGCGAGTGCCTCCGGCTGCTCCTGCCTCGACGTCCGACACGATATAAACGTGCTCTCCGGGGCGCTCTTGAGCTCAATGCGATCACTCTTTATCTCGAGTAACTCGTTAAATGGAGGCTTTAGACGTTTTGCAATATTTTTCATTTCAGCGAAACAGGCGTCAAAAAGCTGTGCAGAGGTGGGGGCGGTGACAACTGTCTTCGATGGCACTCTCATTAATACGTGCCAAATGGCTGCCATTGCCACGGCTGAAGATTTCCCCACGCCGTGTCCCGATCTGCAACTGACACGTCTAATCTTTGGGTCAGCGACGGATTGTAAAAGCTCACACTGCCACTCGTCGGGCTCCATGCCTATTACTTCCCTGGCGAATTTGACGGGATCGTGTTGGTATCTTTTCATTAATTTTAAAAATGGATTGCTGCTCATTTTCTATGTCTCTATCTGTGATGGGGTGGTTGCAAAAGCCGGGGCGCGAACAAAAAGTAAGGGGGGGCTAAAAATTGTTTTCGCATAATAGTTATTATGTTAATTTTATTATGTAATGTAATCAATGACTTAGCGAAAACGCCCTCCCGAAATGCACGAAAACGACATCAATAATGCATGAAAGTTGACATTTTTGCCGACTTTTGACACGCGCACGCGCACACGCGATTGTGACCTAGTCTGCGAAATCACGGTTCAACTTCCTCAGCTTCGCCTTCGATAACATCGCCAAGTAATTGAGCTGCTTGCGCGTGCAAATCATTAACACTTATGTTTATTGCCACGTCCCTTTGTCTCGTATCATATTTATGATTAAGCTTACTTGCTATCCATTTATCAGTATCAACTTTCAATCTCGATACATTAACATCCTCAGGCTGCGCGTTCTGAGCTGTGTCAACTGCACGCTCTGCATAATAATTCCCGGCTTCTGATAATGCCTGGTCATATCTGCCTCTCCTGCCTTCGACAGCGTCTAGCCACACAGCGAATAGCTTATAGCCAACATCAAACTCTTTCATAAGAGATCTGACTGAAGTGCCTGTAGATATTCTATCAAGCACCTCATCCTCTCCCATCTTTTCTATTACAGAAATTTTAGCCTTACCAACTTTACCTACCATCTGATCCTATCTCCCCGGCCAAAGCTGAATACCCACAAATATCCACCCAATGATCTGCCTTATCAGGCGATACCCTAATCCTAGATATTTTAAGCAACACCATCATTACAGCCACATCGATGTGACCTATTTCGTAGCCAGTGTAAGCTGACCATAACTTCGCAGTATTCTCAAAGTTTTCTCGAGCGTCTCCATAATCAGCATTGCGATCATTATTAATGACCTTCATGGCTTCCTTTAATATTTCGTCTCTATCCATTTTTACCACGGTATCTCATCCCCTATTGACCAGTCGATTGATTTATCCACGCCATCCCTAATGACGGTTGTTATTTCTGCCTTTGGAAAACTATCGTAAGCAGCCTCCAAAAATTTAGCCGTAAAATCATTAGATAATATTCTAGCAACATCCTCGAAACTGTAAACTATCCAGTCCTTGTACTTCTCACGTAGTATGTGAGCATTCTTAGATGCAATACATACGATCCTACCGCCCTCGAGCTCGACGCAATAACAATCCTCAGCCGGAGGTTTATGCCCGGCCTCAATTGCAGTCTTCTCCAATACTTCCCAAGCCCTCATAAGTTGCCCGGCGATTTGATTAGTAGCCATGACATCGTTAGCCTCTACGGCGTAACCTAGTGCCTCGTAAGCAGCCTCAAAACGTCCAGCCATTTCTGGCGGCACGAACGTAGGCAATGTATCACCCCACTTATTAACTTTTTCCCGGGCAATATAATCCAGCGGTTTAAGCTGGCCCCAGACTTCTGCTTTAATAAGCGGAGCGCCGCCCTCAGGTCTACCAAGTACATCACGTCCCTTTCTCTTTGCTTCAGCTAATGTAACACGTTTACTTTTCTTTTTCACTACCATGACAACTATTCTCCTCAGTCGTTTTATATATCCGCCTCACTCCCTCCTTAGTTACGTATATATATACGTATAACTAAGGAGGAAGGGTTTTGCGGTGTTTTCTCCTCAGTGTAAGCACTCTTCCTCAGTCGCAATTTCGGACTGAGGAAACGCCTAATCAGTGTAAAGTCGGAGCACTCCTCTCCACTTCCTCAAGTAATAATCTGAAGTATGTGAGATCCGCAATTCCATCGTCGCAGGCTCTCATCGCCTCACTCCTGCTCTTATTGACAAATATGTCAGCAGTCTTCGGGTTGCTATGGTTCCACTCAATTTCGTAGATTTCAGTGTCATCGTCATATACAAGCCTGGCGATTACTTCATATTCTTTTTTATTCATAGTCCTGCCTCTTCTCCTGTTATCCATGCGCCGACGCCGACGACTGTTACGTCTCTCCCCTGCCTTTTATCGTAGACTGGCTCCAACCTTAAAACGTCAGTCGCCAGCCACTGCTTAACTATAGCACGAATTTTTGCCTTCTCGTGTTTCTTTTCCGTGTCCAAGTCTAAAACTTGTGCCACTGCATTTCCTACCCACATATTAGCCCGGATGTTTTCTCTGTACGGATCCTCATTTTCCAGCGCCTCACCGACTACTCTCTGCGCCTTCATTGCATCTTTAACTGTCACGCCATCGAACAAGTCAGGCATTTTAAACGCCACTGCCACGCCGACATATTCCCCATTGGGAAGTTGCACGCCCTCCATGCGCCTGTACACGGCCTTCTCTGCTGGCGGAGCCAAGTTAGCCTTGCCGTCGTCAACACGAAATATACCCAGGCTCTCCTGCTCACTGACGCCCAATTTCAGCGCGTCCTCCTGACTTACTTTGTTAATAACTCTCGCAGCCCTCGCGGCTCCTATGAGTGACCCTGCGCCCCGGACACTATCCACCGTCGCGTCGTCGCCGTGCATTTTACGTATGTGATGCGTCAACACAAAAGCGCAATCCGTCTTATCTGCAATCGCCCTGACGCTGGCTATCGCCGCATTCATTGCCACGTTGTCATTTTCGTTTATTTGATTTGCGCCCACCCACGGATCTACAAATACCATACCAATATTGTTTTGCTCTATCTTATCGGCCATGTAATCCCTGAGCTCCTCGTCTACGTCGAGCCCGTCCCGGGATTGTTTTGCGAATATAATTTTTAGATCTCTCCCGGCGTCGAGAAATAGTTTACCTTTTATGTCTTTTCCCTTGACGCCGTAGTGCATCATTGCAGCCGCCACCCGTCGCTGCATTTCCTCCAGAGGATCCTCGAGGTTAATGAGCCAAACGTTGCACCTCTCGTGGACTTCGTCCTCGATCAGAGACTGCCCCGTCGCAATCGACAGTGCCTCAATTGTCTGCATGGAAGTCTTACCAATGCCACCAGCAGACGCCAACACCGACACATTAGAACGAATGTAGTGACGGCCATAGATCCAACGCCTCGCTGGGATCTTCGCCGGGTCAATGGGATCGTATGGCGTCGGCCACTGCCTCTCGGCCTCGATGCTCTCCTGTTTCACTTGCGCTACCGGCTTTGCCAGTGTCAGCGCCTCTCGAAGCTTATCCTCGCCTACTTCCTGTAGGTAGTCGTTTGCATCGACGACGTTCTCAACGCCCAGCTCGTTAAACCTGACGACGTACACAGACGTGCTACCGTCGCCACTTAGGACGTCTGCACACTTGTCTACATCTAAGTCGGGATCGGCGCATATCGTTACGTCTGAGGCTCTAGGTACATTGTAAGACTGCATTCCGGCCTTACCAAATGTACACACGATAGCAGCCTCTACTTTGTCTTTTGTGGCCTGGTGTATTGACAGTGCATCCTCCGGGCCCTCAACCATAATGATTGCAGCCCCGTCGTGCTCGTCTCCAATACGCATGACATTACCGGCTATTACGCCTCGGCTATATTTGGATATACCATTGTGTATACGTTTCTTTCCCTCCGGCGTTAAAAGCACGGCCTGTATGCCCTGCACTTCTCCATTCGAACTAAGCGCCGAAAATATGATTGCTGGCCCGTCATATACATTAGGGCTAAATCGCGCTACATTCGATGCTGTAGACGCTCTCAGGCCCCGTGAGTTGAGATATAAAAGCGCCGGGCGCACTGCGTCCTTATTATCCCGGCTTATCGGTACGGCTCTATCCCACGCCTCCTTAGCCTTTTTGATTTTATCTTTTCTTGTCTCCTGATCTCGTACCAGCATTTCGTTACTGGCTAATCGCCCAATTAATCTGTCGAACTCAGATACCGTGTAAGGAGTTGTATCTGAATTTTCTAAAATTTTTGGGTTGTCACCGCCACGCTTAAACCCGGATCCTATTGTGGCCTTGATCTCTAAGTCGTGTAGGCCGACTGACTTTGCAGCCGTGTGTAATTCCATAATGGCTAAATCTATGTTAGACGGGGCCAAGTGTGCGTGCCTGCCCAGCGCATACGCAGCCTTATTGAGTGTCTCGTTTCTGCCGCCCTTTAAAGTAAGTGTGACGTCGCTGACGGCACTCTCCTTTACCTTTTGAAAGTATGCTTCAGACATTTTTTCTCCCTTAATTTATTAATTTTATTGACTTTAATCCTGGGAATAGCCCCGGGTATTTCACCGGGGCCATCGTTTTTAGAAACCGAAATCTTTCTTCTCGGTAGCCGGAGCAGACGGTGCAGCCGGGGCCTCATAACTCGAGGCAGCGATTGGCTGTGGATCTACAGCCTTAGCCTCACCGGTGGGACGGTCAATCCATTTAGCTATGTTAAATCCTACGTCGTAAGAGGTTCCCTTACCTATCACAACAGGAGTTGACGTAGTAACTTGCACGACTGGAATTTTAGTCGCAAAGTTTGGATCTTCTTCTACTTGATTATATAGTTTAGCGATAAACTGGTTTGCACCATAACTATTATTACTAAACTGTGCCGCACGGCCATTGGCCCAGCAATAAACCTCAAAGCCCTTCTTATGTGGCCCACCCTCAGGCTTTTCTACTTGCTGACCCGGTGACGGCCAGGGAAGGAACTCCCTTATTCCCACGTCAATGTGTAGCCACCCTAAAACAACATTTTTAATATCAATGGCAATTCCAGTTCCCATATCAATATCTTCAATGTCGCCCTCAGGCGTTTTAATCGTCCACTTATTCTGTGGTAGATTTACTCTGATGTAAGACATATCAGAGGTTGTTTCACTTTCAAATTTAATTGGCATATGCGTCTCCTGACTATTTTTGCTCTTCAGTGAATTTAAAGGTATACGGCGGTATTTGGATTGTTTGTAACTCCCCATAGTCATACGGCCATAACCCAGTTTTTTGCGCCCAGACAAATCTGTCCAGCGCGTATTCGACGGCGGCCCTGCCCTCTTGCAGAGATCGCTCGTCGAGCTCGTAGACGCCCACAGTATAGGGCGGTCCATTCTTATCGACGGCTATAAATACAAACCTGTCAATCTCGTGACCCTCCAAGGCCATACACATACGATAAAATTGATCCTGTATGTGGTAGCCAAGTTTTCCAGCCTGAGAAGCGAACCCGGCAGGACTGGGATCTATCGTCGTCTTTAAATCTATTATTGCGGCAATATCTTTTCGCCACGCATCGGGCCTACACCGTAGGTTAGCATTCCTGACCTCATCCTTTACGAAAATGCTGGGCTCAATCATAATATCTCCCGATAATATCTTGGCCGCCTCTTCGTTGGCCCACACGGCCTTAGCCATGTCATGGGCTTGCTTATACTCTGCCTCGGTCAATAGAATTGCCCCGGCAGCCACGGCCTCTTCTCTTCTCTCGGTCCAAGCCTTACCCCGGCGCGTCTCAGGTCCACACCAGACAGTGTTGGATCTGTGAGGCTCTAGGCAGAGCGTGTGAGTAGCCGTGCCTAAGTCGAATGCCTGAGAAGTCTTTTGCTCTGCATACTTGTAGTGAGCTAGGCTCTTCATGGCTATTGTCTTTGCACCAGAGGCGCTGAGTGACGGCTCTAAGTGATACTTTTCGTTTTCCATGTTAGGAATGATAGTCAATTTGTTTACTCCCATAATTAGCAATGAGTAGGGCCTCAGCCCGGTGCTCATCTTTTTTTCTTGTTAATTGAGACGCGAGATCAGGATACCACTGCTGTGCCAGCCGCCTACTCGCGTCCTTGTCTCTCGGTAAATTTAGCGAACGCTTCCAAGAGTTTGCGCTGATAATTGAGAACGGTATCCGGGATAGTGCACAAGTGCTTGTTATCTGTCCAAATGCGTAACCTATTTTAAATGTCGAGACGACGCCCTGCTTAGGCATAGAATGCTGTCTCTCGACGTAAATGTGTTTAACCTTATCGACACTGTAGAGAATGTCAGTGAGAGCCCTCACGTCCACGCCACCCTCGTCGTATGTGGGTAAGTCGTGAACCTCAGCCCATCCCTCCAGGGATACTAATCCAACACCCCCGGTTTTATAACCGCAATCAATGCCAATAATCATACTTCAACTTCTTCCCTTTAGCTTTTGCATCTTTGGCGAATATACCCCGGACGTAATCATTATCAGAGATGCCAAGTTTACTTGCCTCAAATGAAATGTGATCACTTAACTCACTCTCCAGCCTGTAGCCTTTAAGCTTTCGCTGGCGCTTTTTTATTTTTTGTGTCTGCATTAGTACCTCCATTTGTAAGCAACCTGTTAACATCTTGATATTAGTTTCACAACCCTTGCAAGGCTGGGGGCCGTAGCCCCCGTTGATTAACCCCACATTAATGGTTTTTCATCACCAGTAATTGGGCAGTCAAAAGCACCATCAGCGCCAATGTCTTGCTTATAATCCTCTTTAAGAATTTTATAGAACTCTTCTTCGTTCTGCGCTTCGATCACGCCGAAGGTAACTCCGTAGTCGCTTTCTAACTGAAAATGATATTCCTGCATTATGCACACCCCTTAAATAATGGAGAGAATGAAGAAAAGATTTTATTGTAAGAAACAATCTCTGTTAAATGATCCTCACAAAAACATTCTAGATCATATTCATCATCTGAATGATCATTATATAAAGAACGACAATACTCCAATGCAGCTAATAAATCGCCCTCAGTAGTTGGAGCAAACTTTAAAATATTGTCTTTGGCAGTATCAAATGACAAATTTTGTAGATCATCACCTACTGTTAAAAATTCTGGTAAAAGTAACATTTTTTTCTCCTTTAAAACTCTATACTGTTAACTTAATGTTAACACCTACAAATATCAACCCCTATAAAGCATTTATTTTAATTATTTTTAAAATATGTTAAGAAGTAGAAAACGGAGCCTTTATGGAGATAAATATAGTTGACATGGTTTTAGGCTCTGCAATGGCCCTTGGAGTTTGGTGGATACGCTATCAACACGGGGAGCTACGCAGAGTTACTATTTTATTGAACCGAACACGCGAAGAGCTTGCCCGTGAATATGTTAGTTTACACAGACAGGAAATAGATGTCGGAAGAGTTATTGATAGATTAGATAAACTTGAAGCAAAATTAGATAGAATTTTTGAGGTGAAATAATGGAAAATATGCGTCTGCCTATAGCCCTTGTGGGTGTATTAGCCATGCAGCTCGCCGGAGGCGTGTGGTGGGTGAGCCAACAGGCTGCCACCATTGAAGCACTCACGGAGGACATTGCTGTGCTCACGGCGTCTAACAGCGCCGCTGACAGGACTAATCTTATTCGAGATGTGGAGCAAAATAGTGAAAACATCGAAGAGATAACAGACATTCTTGTAGAAATTTACGAGGATATGGAAGATGAGGATAGTTCTCTATATGCAGAAATTGACCAAATACACGAGGACGTAGGATCTATGGCGTCCCATATGATGGCTATTGTAAAATTACAGGCCCGTGTTTCGGTTTTAGAAAACACTGTAGAATTTACCCGTAAAGACGGTATTTAATATGGACCCCATCAGCCTGCTTACCACTATAAAATTAGGTATTAGTACCGGCCAGTCTCTCGCTGGCTTGAGTAAGCAGCTTGGGCAATTTTTTGACGCTACCGACAATGCAAAAAAAAAGTTGCAGAAAAAAGGCATCACCAGCTCAGACGTAAATAAAATTAGTATGGACCGATTTGCAAAACTTAGGGCCGCCGCCGACGCTGAGGAGCAGCTCAAAGCTTTTATTTGTGATCCCAGGCAGTCGGGTTTGGGGCCCTCTCATTGGCAGACACTTTTAAAAATACGCCGGGAAGTTTTGCAAGAAAAACGTGAGGCTGAGGCTCAGGCTAGAAGAGACCAAATAGCGAACCAAGAGTTAATGATTACTGTAGTAGGGATAGCTGTACTTCTGGTTGTTACTTTTGTAGGCTGCACCGGCTACCTCCACTACATGGGCTGGCTAAATTTAAGGGATTATTTTCCATGATTTACGTTCTAATATTTTTACATTTTGTAAACACTGACAACCTCAGGTATTACCAAATTGGCTCTTATGGGGATCTTGAGAGTTGCAAAATCGAAAAAGAAAAAGCTAAGATTATGGTAATTCATTCAAGTATGGCTTTAGCGTGCCTCGCCGTAAATCCGCAACAATAGAGAAGAGAAATGGCAAGTTTGCAGCTTATGATAAAAACGGTAAACTGTTAATACTTAGCCACAGTTCCAGATTAGTGAAAGGTTATCTTTATGGACAAGGAAGAGAAGGAAGCTTGGGACCTAAATGGAAACGGAAAGATTGATCCTGACGAGCGTGAATTACTCTTAGATAATAAAAAAAGAGAAATTGAAGACATGGACCACAAGCGCAACGCCCAGTTAAAAATGACGTGGGTGGCTATAAGTGGCCTCATTTTCTATCCGCTTGGCATTGTTGCGGCTTCTATAGCTGGGTTTAATACAGCCGCTGAATTAATTGCTGACATTGCAAATATATATATTGTCAGTGTCTCGGCTCTCGTCGGCGCTTACTTTGGCTTCACAAACATGGGGAATAAAAAATGATAGGTATACTTTCCAGCGTAGCAAACTTAGCCACAACATTTATTGATAGCAAGGCCAAGATAAAACAAGCTGAAGCAGAAACAAAAATGAAACTTGCCACCGGTGAAATTAGCTGGGAACAGGCAGCAATTGAGGCCAGTTCTGACAGTTGGAAAGACGAGGCTTGGACGCTTTGTTTTATCGCAATTGTGCTAGGAAGCTTCGTGCCTTGGCTACAGCCTTACATGAAGCAGGGCTTTGAAAATTTACAGGCTGCACCCCAGTGGTTTAGTTGGGCAATGTACGCTTCAATAGCTGCAAGTTTTGGAATACGTACAATGAAAGGATTTAATAAATGAGTTTTAAGTTAAGCAGACGCAGCCTGGACAGACTAGAGGGTGTAGACGAGGATCTACAGTCCGTAGTTAAAATGGCTATTACATTATCAAAAGTAGACTTTGGAGTTATTCAAGGCATGAGAACCCTCGAACAACAGAAGGAGCTCGTAGCCTCTGGGGCCAGTCAAACGCTAAAGTCTAAACATTTAGAGGGTAAGGCCGTCGATCTTATGGCATACGTCAACGGACGAGCTTGCTGGGAGCTCAATGTATATGATGATGTAGCAGACGCCATGAAAGAGGCAGCCATACAAGTAGGCGTTCCTATTTGTTGGGGAGCTTCATGGGGCACACCCCAGGCTAAATACCCAATGGATATTCGTAAGTGGGAAGGCACAATGGAAGAGGCTATGAATGCATACATAGACCTTAGACGTTCTCAGTCACGAAGACCATTTATGGACGGTCCTCATTTTGAGAAAATAGACTAGGTATCACCCTCGGGCCGTATCTTCGGCCTAGGTACACCCTTACTCATTTTGTCTGTTTTTTTGCAGAGCATCGCCTCTGCGTCTAATTGTATGTAAAGTGGACCGTTGTCTATCATTGCCTCTAGACACATCTTTTCGCTTTCATACCAAATCACGGTAAAAACATTTGTATTCGCCACAACATAATAAATAAAAAGTCCAGTAATATATTCCATTGTTTCAACCACTCTTTCTGTTAGATAGAAGTTCGCGACGGCGAAGTTGTAATACTCTGGGTGTACTATAACACAAAATCGCCGTCGCACGAATTACCTAGGTAACCCGTATCTGCTTTTCACCTGTACTACTGCCTGCCTCGAACAACCTAGCACCTGACCACACTCTTTTGGTGTAAGACCTTTTTTTAAAAGTAGATTAACTTTTTTGGCTTTTTCTGAAAGCTCTAATATTATTTCTGGTTTTTCTACCCCTACGTTTAAATCGCTAATAACTTTATTAGGTTGATAAGAATTGCGACTTTCTCTTTTATCTTTTCGCTCTTTTTTACGTAAGTCTTTCCAAGCTCTGCTATAAGCATATTCAAATTGCTCAGTTGTTAACCTATTCGCCATCTAGTTTTCTCCTAAGCATTGCCAACAAAGTTAATATTTCTCCGCTGTGGTGTACGTTAGGGTCATCAGCACGT